AAAGGCATTTTTAAACATTCGCACGAGAACCAGGAAAGAGGCCGAGGAGAAGAAAAAGCTGGCGAACAAGGCTGAAGCTGAGAAAGGTGCCAGAAAAAAGCGTGAATTTTTAGATAGAAAAAAGAGAGAATTAACAGAATTAGCCACCAAGGGAGGTGTTTTAAACACCGAATCCGATTTCAGTAAACAGAAATTTAGAGTCGTTATTAGTAAATTAACGGCGAAGAATCTAGAAAAACAGTACAATAATAATGGCAATGAATTGGCAGATTCACTCGTTAACCAGGTGAAAAACGATATAAAGGAAAAAATTGCCACTAAAAAGCAAGAGCCGATATACACGAACACGGGTTCACCGGGACCCCAGAAAAAGATGCAGACAAACCCCGTGGCCTTCAACCGTAATAATCCGTTATTTAACGTCAACCCCGGACAGTTTGGGAAATTTAAATCACTTGTTAGCCAAAAACAATTAGCGTTTATAAATCCAACGAAACGAAAGGGTATCGAGGGTCAATTAAACCAAGCATATAAGGAAAAAAGTCAAGAAAAATGGAATAAATCTGTGAAGGTATTAATCGATGCACAGAAAGAAGATAGAATATTAAGAAACGCTGCGGCCAAGAACAAAGCAAACCAAGCTTTACGAAATAAACAGGAACAAAATAGACGTAAATTATTACCTAAGGCGAAATCGAATAATAATATAAAAAAACCGTTGAATAAAATGAGTAGTAAAGCCGAAAACCCTAACATAAGTCCGAAATTTAGATCATTTCAATCCGCACTTGCAACGAGAGCACAAAAACTAATTAAACAACAGGACAGGGAAACTGGAAAAGTGAGATCTTATTTTGGGAGTAAATGGAAAGGAATAATTGAACGCAAAACGAAAACACTTATGGGACTTCAGAGAATTGATCTATCTTTAAGGGCTCGCGAGGATATAGTAAAACAACTTGACAATCTCCCCAATAAAATTAAAGAATCTAAAAAACAAAAAATAAAAGAATTACGTTCCTATGTAGTACCATATGGGCAAGATACTAGTTTATTTGGAGACAAAATGGCTGAAATAACGGGTAATATTTCAAAAATGAGATAAATTTCGCAACCAAATCTAAAAATATTTTATAAACGAATAACTGGTTATGTTCGTCTATAAAATACAGTTGTTATATTAGAAAAAGTATTTAGAATCGAGTGTAATCTAAGGGAGTTTTGTTACCTGGAATCATCATATAGGTTTCGACGGTCGAAGCAGGTTGCTCCTCTTTTTCAGACTCCGGGGGAGTCTCCTCGCCCGCAGTACCGTCAATATCAGATTGGTCTGTGTTCTGTAAGAACGCGACCGCCTCGTCCGCCGCGGATGGGGAGGGGGAGAGATCAAAATTATCATCTTCTTCTTTCTTCCCTGTCAGCATCACTATCGTGGCGATGAGTATGATCAAAGAAACAACTCCGACACCGATCTTTAAACCATGTTTTTGCATGAATGTTCGACTATTATTATAACTCATTTGTTTACTATATAAAAATAAAAAAAACCTAAGTGGAATTTTTCTAAAAAATTTGTAAGATGTTTTTTATAAAAGATTCTCCAATAACAAAAATGATTCTTAAACAAGATGTTTCAAATTTTTTTAAGAAATATCTTACCAATGAAATGTCGGACAAAGAAATTCAAATATGGTGTGAAGATAATGTGGGGGAGCTTGCCTACGTGTACTATAAATATTACGGCGCTGATCAATCGTGGGATGAGGCTGAAAAACTCATGTTTTTTGTAGAATCTACATATGGTCGCGATGATTTGTGTACTGTTATAGAGTCGTTCGTAACTTGTCAATAGTTAAAGAAAATAGTTATATAATGTATATGTCTACTTGTGTGTCGTGTACTGAAGATTTTAATAAGTCAAATCATTTGAAAGTGACATGCCCGTTTTGTGACTTTGATGCCTGTAAAACTTGTCTACAAACATACATTTTATCAAGTAGTAAAGACCCTCACTGTATGAATTGTAGACATGAATTTAATCGAGAATTTGTAGATTCTTTTTGTACCAGAGCCTTCAGAAACAAGATGTATAAAACACACAGAGAGAATATCCTCTTTGAACGTGAACAAGCGCGTTTACCCGAGACACAACCTTATGTAGAGAGAACTATACAGGTACGATCCTTAAGACGAAGCTATTCATGGCTCATGCAATTTCTAGAAACGGTGAAATTGTGTACTACTGATAATATCATAATTAGTTGCAGACACTATCTCATACAATTATTACGTGAAGTGATACATGATATAATTCTAGAAGCTAACGCGTTAAGTAGAACGGACCCAAGTGTAGCGAGAACTATGCCAGTGTACACACAAGCGTGCTTATCCGAAAACTGCAGAGGATTTTTGGCTGATAATTACGTATGTGGAATTTGTAAAAAAGAATTTTGTGAGAAATGTCATGAAGAAAAACATGAAGGTCACGTTTGTGACCCAAATACGGTGAAGAGTATAAAATTGTTAAAGAAAGACACAAAACCGTGCCCTAAATGCAATACGATGATATATAAAATAGATGGATGTTCACAGATGTGGTGTACCGTGTGTCACACAACGTTTGATTTCAATACAGGAATGATAGAAACGGGGAGAATACACAATCCACATTACATAGAATATTTCAAAAGTAAAACGCGTGAACACGGAGACATTCCATGCGGAGGTCGCCCTAATTATCATGAATTAAGACGTAATAAGGCGCCAGAATATATACTGAAAGCTTCGTTACTCTTATCCCATATAGATCGAGAAATGTTTTATAGATTTAATTTCACCTACACAGATCATAAATATATGAGAGTACGATACTTATTAAACGAGATGAGTAAAGAAGATTTCAAATGTGAATTACAGCGCCGAGATAAGTATAATGATAAGGTGACAGATATTCAAGAAATATATAGAATGGTGTTAGATACATTGGGAGATGCGCTCAGACAATATATGGTAGACAATTCGAGAGTAGATGAAATAGTAAAGGATATCAAGGGAGTTATCGAATATTATAACATGGTAGCTCTAAAAATAAGAAAAAGGTACGTGGCACGTATACCTCACGATATTAAAATAGAAGTTTAAATTAATGGGAACGTTCGTGATAGTGATCGTATTGATGACCCTTTTGATATACACTCTTATGCCGAGATACAAAAGTCCTAAAGTGCGTAAGGGATTTGTCACACACGAAGAATGTGATCGTATCGTGGAAGTTTCTAAACCTAGATTATCTAGTTCAACAATAGGTGTCAACAAGAATGCTGACAATACTATCAGAATAAGCCAAACGGCGTGGTTAGATTACGATGATAAAACAGTTCAAGATGTATGTAAACGGTGCGCATCCTTGTACGATAAAACACTCACCGAATGTGAATCGTTACAAACCCTTAAATACGTACCGGGTGGATTTTATTCACCGCACCAAGACGTTTTACCACTGAAAAATCCCAGACGACATACGTGTATAATAGCTCTCAACGATGGTTACGTGGGCGGAGAAACAAACTTTCCAAATCTGAATAAAAAGTTTAAGCTCGAAAAGGGTGACGTTTTATGCTTTGATACGTTAAACGGCATGGGGCGCATAACAGATCAAGCTCTTCACGGAGGTTTACCCGTTGAAACGGGGGAAAAATGGCTAGCAAATCTATGGATACATAAATATCCATATAGTATAACAGGATGATATCGTACGCTTTACTTTGTAGACCTATCGCTAACATAACACCAACTAAAACAGTTATCAACACACAAGAATGTAGAGTTATACAAATCAAACCATCTGAAATTGAAGATGTGTTTCAATTTCAGATACTCGATGCACCACCCATAGCTGTTAACCAAGAATACGATTAAGTTCGTTCCCATACCTGTACAAAATCACCTTTAGTTTTATTAAATCCACAGGTTTTTAATTTACCGTAAAGTTTTTCGTAATCTACCCTATCTGGGTAATCTGTTTCCACTATGATCTTTTTTAATGGTTGTAAAGAAGGAGAAGAAGTAGATATATGATCTATCACTTGAGGTAAACATCCTTCACAATCTGCGACGATGGTATTGAATTCTATGTCATATTTTCTCTGCAATTCATCATACGTCAAATTATCTATATCACATGTATCGTCGTTACAATCTACGGTGTATGTGGCGTAGTTATAGTCACCCTTAATTTTTTGTTTTGTGGGACCCACGGTTCCTACGAATACATGTGCGTTACCGTAATTACACCCCTCCAAATTACCTTTTAAAGCGTTAGTCACCTTAGTGTCGGGTTCGACGACAACACAATCTCGTTCATCTTTTACGTTATCGAGTATTACCGCACTCACAGTTCCGTATCTAGCACCTAATTCTAAAACTTTATCACCTTCACGAATATACTCCGCGACCATATCTTGTTCCTGCTTTTCCACAGTTAAATGAGGAATCACCTTCCCATTTTCGTCTTTGAATGTACGATATTTATCGTAACCTGTGGAATAAAATATAAAAATGCATAAAAACAATAAAAATAAGAGTGGTGCATTCATCTATTATAATGTGACATTAAAAAAAAGGGTTTGTTAGATTGATTAATTTTCCATTATCTTTTGTTTTCATGAATATAACTTCGTCGCATTCTCCACCCTTAATGATCATGACAGGTTCTCCACACTCTGTACCGGGTGTTTTATGTCGATCACACGCGAGTTTCGTTCTCGCGGTGATATCCAAATTTTGGCTGTACCCTATAAAAGTTCTATCCACATTTCCGTTCTTATCTATGGATTCTACTGTAGCCTTTACAGAATATGCACCGTAATCCCATGTATTTTTTGTATCAATGGGGGGTGGGGGGTGATCTAATACCGCACTTCGATGCACGATGCGTTGTTTTATATTTAGAATAGGAGAAATTAAGCTGTTTACTACCGCAAACATTTAATAATATGTATCTTTGATTGTTTAAATTACTTTATGATCAGACTTGCCGGGAATCGAACCCGGAATACTGGATTAGAAGTCCAGAGTGATATCCGTTTCACTACAAGCCCATGATGCCTCCGACGAGACTCGAACTCGCGACCTTCGGCTTACAAAGCCGACGCTCTACCAACTAAGCTACAGAGGCATGAGAGCTCCCACCCGGATTCAAAGTCCGTGATGTTAACTGATTACGAATTATATTTTATTGACCATACTTTTCCGCGATGTATGATTTAATTTCCGAGTTATTATCTCCATGAAGTTCAACTAATGTATCTCCCCCATATTTAGCTACCATCATATGACGGTTTCGCTCGTGTTGTCCAGCGACATCATCCTTATTTTGACCGAGGTATGGAACTGCATAATTATTTTCGCACATCCATTGGTTTACATTAGTCCAGTTATCATCTTCACAAATCCAGACTTCCGCGAGAACTCGTCCGTATTTATCCCTCGGGTCGGCTTCTGAGCATCGAAGCTCTATGTCGATATCATCCTTTTCCGAAGCTACGGCTTTCATACACCATTGTTTGAGTACTTTTTTAGCCTGCTTACCAAAAACCTTTTCAATTTTATCGGAAGTTCTTGATTCGGGTGTGTCAATTCCCATGAGGCGAATGCGTTGTTTGGTACACACATCAAAACCTAGGTCAATAGCTACGTCGATGGTGTCTCCGTCGATGATACGACCAACGGAAGATACGCGGTAAATGAAGGGGCAACGTTCGGATTTATATGAAGACATATTGATTTAATTATTACACAAAACTTTAATTACTACAATGTTGCTTTCCTCCATTAGGTCATGTAGATGTGAGTGAGTCATTTTTTTTCTGATATATAAGTAATTATGAAGAGCGTCTACGTGTACGCAATTATATGCGTGGTGCTTATCCTTATAGGTGTCGGAGGATACTATTTTTTTACAAAGGGAAAGGTTGAATCAGGGGAACCCGAAACTATTGTAATCGGTGGTCAAGAGGAACAAACCAGTGGTACCGAAAATTATATGAGTTTACCAGACACCACAAAAGTGCCGGCATCTGTTTCAGAATACACTGTTATCGCGTATGATCCGGAATCAACATCACCAAATTTTGCGTCGTCTTGGAAGGAAAACGAAGAATGTCCGGGAGGGGGGTACGACTGTCTGTATATGGAAAGAGTCAACGAAAATGGTCGAGTGACGGCTATCACTGATAAAGACGGTAACGATTTTCTACAAAATTTCACCGACGACTTGTACGACGGTAAGCTCAAATGGATCGATGCCATGATTCGAAATGACCCCGGTAGGATAAGGGAAAGATATAGGCTGTCCGACGATAACAAATTGATGTTCAAAGTAGACGATAAATGGGTGAGGATCGAACCAGGTGTCAAGAAGGATTACCAATTAAAGGATGGAGGAGTGCTCACACAGAACATGAATATAACGGAATATCTCATCCATCTTTTGGTACTGTACAAGACCGATGGTAAACCTAAACCAAATGTTGTAATTGATTTGCCGGCGGTAAAGCGTCAGGTGATCGTTGAGTTCTCCGAGGACCTGATCTTCTATGGACCAGAAGACCCCAGACATCCTGATCATCCAAGCAATAAGAACGTTCAACCGATTCCAGATTCGGAACGAAAATATTATAAGAAGTGATTCGGATCAGTTCGAGAATCTCCTTCAATTTTGATTACCGTAATGTTGTTTTCCTATGAGTTGTTTAGTGGATTTATGTAATATAGTTGCATTCGTGCATAGAACTTTAACAAGATCGATTTTTTGTTCTTCAGAGAGATGAGCAAAATGTTCTTTCACATCGGTTCGCGCTTTCAGAAGAAAGTCCAAAGCCGTGTCATAATCATCATCAATGATTTTTTCCCATGAAGCTTCGATGATGTATTTTCCAGACATAACCAACTTAAAAAACTTGGTTTAGTATAAGATATGGTAGTGTGTGTATATTCTTGTAACGACGCGTACAAGTACAAATTGGCAAAAACGCGGGAAAATGTTTTGAACGGTTTATACGAAAAACCTTTGTTTGAAAAACCTAAAAAAAAGTTTGACAATCCCCGACTTAGGTTTAGATTCCGAGAAGCGATCAAGGAAGCACATGAAATTTGTGATTCGACAAAGAATTCGTATGAATGTGAGCTAGCATGGCACGAGGTTGACGAATTAGACGATGCCATGATGCGTCAAGGTCTTAAAGACTAGGATATAAATTTAGAAATGGATATAGAAAAGATAGTAGATGAAATTTTTACAACACTAGGTCCGGGGTACAGTGAACGAGTGTACCACACGGCTGTTGAGGTAATGTTACGAGAACACCACGTTCCATATGAATCGGAGCGCAATATTCAAATACCGTTCAAAGGGCACATCATCGGATACCTGCGAGCTGACATTATTATAGATAATTCTACAGTTCTAGAGTTTAAAACGATAAAAACGCTCAATGATGCGGTGGAACTTCAAGGTTTAAATTACCTCAAACTCACGGGGTTGAAAACAGCGTACCTGATAAATTTTCCACCGTTTCGTGGTGCTCGGGTGGAAGTTAAAAAAATTTGTATAGAAAACGATGATAAAGAAAAGATATCATAGTTTACCATGGAATCTACAATCTCGAAGCGTGGACCTCTAGTCGTGGAATATAACGGTCGATTATTCATAGAACACTGTTACATCATAACTGAAAAAAACATTGAAAACATGTTGGAAAAAATCAAAGATATACCGTACACACGGGTAGAGCAAACTACTGAAACTTCTTTTGAACTAAAAATTTAATTACCAAGGAATATTTTGTGGATTAAATCTACACGAATTTTTTAAAAAAATTACAAAGTCATTTAAATCTTTTTCTGTTTGTACCACATTCAAAACTTGTTCTACAAACAGATTATACCTATGATGATTACCGTCGTGTACCAGCCTATTTTCGCGTAATTCTAATTTATGTTTACCTAAATGTGTAGGCATGAGAATCAAATTATTACTTGAATTCATATCGTAATTAAATTTTTTAACGGTCGGGTGCACCCTAAATTGTCTAGGAATCACATGATGATCTTCCACCAAACCTTTGAGATTCCAACGTGTCTTGAAAAACTCCCTCGACACGGACCTGTATCTCATACTATACTAAATCATTTTTACATACATGATAGTGTATGTAAAAATGATCCCAACGGGGCTCGAACCCGCGACCTTGGCGTGCCTCATGTGAATACAATTTCACTGTGTATACTTAGTATAAGCACCACGCTCTAACCAACTGAGCTATGGGATCATGGGTCATACAATGTGATCGTAAAACGACCCTTGCGTACAACCGTCGGCTCAATGAAGAGTCGAGCTATCTTATCCTTTCCTCGTGACGTACCTTTAAGTTCTTTTGTAGTTTTGTCCAATGTAGCTTCTGATCTAAAAACCTCGGTATTACTCGTATATTGTTCAACTCCATTCTTCGTGATCACCGTGATGTTATTCGGTGGTGATATCTGTGCACCTATAAAATCTGGATGCCTGTACATCCGTCTGAACATCACGCGCAAGATATATAACGCAGGTATTTTTTATTGAGGAACGTCCTCGTTCAAACAGGTGGTTGACGCTTCCGAATCAGCTGTATCTTCTTCATCCGCCACTCCGGCTACGGAGCCGAAAGCGTTGTTTTGACCCCATATAGAGTAGTTTTGGGGAGGGTTCCAGTCGGCCATCACCTCTCGGTGAACCGCCTGCCAATACAGAATCTCATTGATTTTGTCGATGTGGTATTGGATTTGTTGGGTGGTATTGTTCACGTTCATATTATATCGTAGGTATAAATTCCCACTTAAGAGTCGCACAAATACGTTTCCAGATAACGTCTTGTTGATGAAGCTTCTCTTTGGATTTTAGCAAAGGAAAGTATTGAAGGTAAGAATCTTCCGAGAGAAGTTCACAGAATTTATACAAAACGAAAGAGTAACTTAGGAAGTTTTTGCGTTCTGCCGGACAATTGTCGTCAAAAGGTTTTTGGATTTCTTTAAACATTAACCGTAATCTTTCTTCAATCTCTATAGGCATTTTTGGTGGTCTTATTCCACTCAGTATATTCGTGATAAAAGGTACGTGTTCGTAGTACTTATTAAGCTTAAGTTTCTTGAGAAGTGATCGGACGCGCGCGTGAGTAATTTCTGCCAGTGACTTAATTTTTATCTTTTTAAACTCATTCCTCAGTTCTTGTAAAACTTCAGGGGGGATGGTCGTCATCTCTTGTGCTTGGAATTGTGATAGCCATTCGTTAAAGTGATTATCTCGTTTATACGAATAGTTAATAATTTTTTCGGAAGTTTCTTGCTCTTCTTTGTATGTGAGTTCTTCGCTTAACAAAACATCCAGGACCGTACCACACCCGTCACATACCAAATCTGCGGAATCTGAAAAATGAAATAAATTACTCGTCTCACAGTTCGGACATCGATCTACCATTTTTTCAATTGGTCGATCTATGTTTACTTTTTCGACGTCGATAAGATAGTCTACAAAAATATCTTTTTTGCGTGCACCTGCCGTCTCTTTACAATTGAACACGTTATTAGTATGTGTCTCTTGTGTAGTTTCATCTGTATAGTCTTTCATGTAAGGTAAACATTTTGATATATAATGTGACATTTCGGATTCGTACTCGGATTTATTTTTAGGATCACTCTCAATTTTCTCCATCCATTCATCCATTCGTTTATTATACCGACTTAAAAAATTACCTTCCATTACATTAATGAATATTATACATAAGTTTTTAATTAACGTAATTTATTATTTTAAAGTCATTACAAAAATTTTATCTAACAAACATGACTACAAAATTCAAACTAAGTGTATCGAATACTATGTTGATCACAGCAAATCCAAAAAAACAGATGATCCATTTTGGAAAAAAGAATTAAAGTATTCGACTAAGAAAAGTACAAATTATTATACGGACGTGGATGCGGATTTCGATATCCCTAATCCTCCAGAATGTGTTATCCGTATGATAATTCGAGTTAAGTTCTGGTACGATACTAAAAGTTATAAGTATATCACGTACGATAATAATCACGCCTGGCCACCACGAAAACGAACCAATATGATATTCAATTTACCACTATCCTCGGCCGTTTTATTAGACGAGGGGGATAAACCTGTAAAAGATCTGTTATGTAAAATATCCCGGTACGCAGGACCTTTTAGTGACTTTTACAATGAAAAAATCGAAATAAAAGATATGTTTTGGTATGAAGATTCAACCTACGAAAAGTTTCCCAAGATCAAGATAAAGAACATCGTAGGAATGAACAAGACTATCGACGTAAAGACTGGGTATATCAGTGATCTTCATCTACCTTAGTAGCTAAATAAAATTTAAGTTCACCCAAGTTTGCTACGTTATATTTCAATATCAAAAACCTATTCTGTTCCTCTTGCATTATTTGTACCGTCGCGCACATACTCGTCGCTTTCGTAAATATATTCATATATCTAAGAGAATATACACCCGTTAACTTGGAACATTCATCGTTACATTCTATCGAGGTTTCTTGATTAGCAAAGTCTCCGTGACACGTTAACGTGATATATTTTCCCTCCCGTGTAATCTGTATTTCACTTCCTATATTCGACATATCTCTACAAATGCGCTGAAAATCAACCGAAGGCATCGGTGTGGTTATCGTCATATTCGTTTCTGGAACTTCGATTTGGTTTTCGTTAATATCCAATAGTTTAAGCGCGAACTTAGTACTGGTTTTTTTATTCTCATTATGAATCTCGATGTTCATATATTCTTTGGAGTTTATGCTTATGATAAGAACATCGTTACTCGTTATAGTTTTTAACAATTTAAACATATTAGTAACGTTCACACCAGTTTCCATCTGCTGAGGACAATCATATTCTTCAAAGTTTTCTGATGATAAATACATATCAACCAATGATGATCGAGCTGTATCGAGCGTTACTATATATATACCATCGGGCTTAAAGTATATGTTGACATCGTTAAGAATATCTTTTAACACTTCAAATGTAGACTTAATAGCTGCGGCTTGTACCGTCACTAACTTCATACTCGATAAATTAACGTTTATTTCTTTATATCTGTATAAGCGTCCGATACAGTTTGATTAATTTTATCTTGAAGTTCTTTCGTCATGGGAGGTTGTAAAGTTCGACCGTAGTCTTCCAAACCAAACATATCCTGATTAGATTCTCCATCTAAAGTCGTCATCGCACAATTACCGAAATCACAAGATTCAAGTTCCTTAGCTGGCAGTAGACTTTCGAGCCAATTTTTTATTTCATTTCCTACCAAAATTTTACCATTTTTTGTGAGCATTGTCGGGACTCTCGTAATCTTATTTTTATACTGTGGGGGGATACCCATGACATTTATATTGTGAAACTGTACCAACCTCTTGAGTTGGGCATTACTGTTAACATATTCGATAATATCCAAACTATGATTACACTTTGGGCTAAAAATTAACAACGACATGTTATATTTTTATCGGCTACTTTTTTTTTAAATTATTTACACAGTTTTTTTATAAGTTATATTAAATGATAGTAGTACTGTTACTGGTAGTAATCATATGTATCATAACCTTTTCATCCAGGAAAGAAAACTTCAACTGTTCTGGATACAAAAAACCGGTTGGATCCGTCACCTTTGACGATGCTGGTATGGATATGAAAAAATACAAGGAACAAGAAGATGCTATAGATATAACTCCCGATCTCATGGAAAAGATGATTTTGGCCACGAACAAATACATAAAAGAAAAGACTGACATGTGCACCTACATCATAGAAACTACGCGAATAAAAAAATTTAAGAGTTTAGCGAGTAGCCATGTGCTGTATAAATGTATGTTCATGGTGGCAAAACAGGAGGGTTTCTCATTCGGTTTCTCGATAACAGCCGAAATAATCGTAAACGGCGATGATGTAATAGTACACGCCGTTCAGAGCAAACCGATAGATATAAATCCACCCACAAATGTATCACCCTATTTAAACGACGTTCCAGTCATGGAACACGTCCCTTTTAACGAGATTCGTAAAAGTGAGTTAGAATCCATTAAATATTAGTCGACGTTTAATGTAATGATAAGCGTCGATGAAATTTCGCGTATTATGGAAAAGAGAACGCGATTCAGAAAGGACTTATACACTAAAATCTACGAACAAGTATCGCGTAAGATAAGAAATACCGTCGACGTTGGTGGAAATACTGTCGTGGTACTAATTCCAGCGTTTGTACTGGGATTTCCTAGTTTTGATAGATATAAAGCTACGTCGTATATCATACGACAACTCGGTATAGGGGGGTTTAATGTGGAGATACTCGCAGATTTCTTACTTTCTATCTCATGGGCAACTCGAAAAACTGGCGAACGTAAAAAAGAGGTCACACACGATGATACTGATTTCCCTACACTGATAAATTTGAAAAAGGCGGCGAACAGATACAGGGGAAATGCGGGAAACGGGAAATAATAAAAACAAGGAATATCGTATATGGATAACTTAAACATCTTAGTTGAAGCCAAGCGCGAATACTTAGAGCAACTGTCTATATTAATGTGTCCTCCTATGATTGACGTTTTCGTTGAAATGCACGATGAAGCACATAAACTTTCAAAAGGACGTAAGGTTTTACAAATGTTTCAAAAACTTCTCAAGGATGTCCCGGAATGGAATGAGACTATGGCTAAAGATCACACAGATAACATAGCCAATAGGTGCGCGTGGTTTAAGGATCTCGTCGCAGCTGTTTTCGTAAGTTCTGTAAAGATTTTATCCGCGGTAAGGCTTAACAAGGATAATAAGAAATTATCCGTAAAATTACCGACAAATGAAGTTTTTATTCATTCATGTTATAAAAATATCGCGAAGGATCTGTACAAAGATCCATACATTTTTACCGAAACCCAATCTGATCACAGTAGAAACGATAAACTGTACGATCGTTTCAGTTACTGTATAGAAACAACTGTTAAGGAGTTGATACCCATTCAACAGATTTTGCAAACGTACATGACCACCACTGACGATATGATAGACCCCCAAGATACTGATCTCACCGAGGATAATGTGGATGAGTACGGAGGTGAAAATCAGGAGATGGGCGAAGATGTACCCACCGAAGGTCAAGGAGAAGAGCCTACGGGCGGAGAGCCTATGGGCGGAGAGCCTATGGGTGAAGAGCCTATGGGTGAAGAGCCTATGGGCGAAGAGCCTATGGGTGAAGAGCCTATGGGTGAAGAGCCTATGACACCGAGGCATCCTCAACAAAATAACCCTTTTCAAAACGAG